ATTCTACTGGCCTGAGTCGCTGCGCTGTCTACAGTAAGTTGTGTACTTGTAGTCAAACGATGTGTTAAATCGGCCCTCGCTGCCATGGGAGCCGCCATCAAAAGCATAATTATAGGTAAAAATCTTTTCATGTGATTTCCCACTATTTTTCTAGCCGTATTTATACTTACCTAATTTTCAAAAAATGTTATCTGAAATGTGTTTAAATCTATGATTGCACGAGACAGTCTTTGGCCTGTAAATTCTCTATCTGTTGATGTTATAACAGTTCCAGTAGTTTCTTTGTAGTCTGTAAACGATTGTGCGTATCCAGTATTGATAAATCCATATCCAGAAACATTAGGTGTATCTCTTTCTAATGTCATGGTTCCACCTTGATATCCACTAGCATTTATGACTACTGGTTGTGTTCCTACCTCAGCGTACCAAGTTCCTCGTAAGTCCAGTTCAATAATGTTCTCTGCTAAACCACCAGGCACTGATTTGATTGCATTTACATCAATGTATATTCCTTCGTACCCTACTGTATCTTCTTGGTTGTCACCTCCCCACTTCATATACGTTACAGAACCACCACCATCAGTTATCTGTGGTAACTTATCAGTCCCCACTACTTGTCCAGCTAACTGTGTTGGTCGAATGAATTCTGCTCTGAGGTCAAAGTCTTTTCCGTCAGTCCAGTTCCAATAGAACTGCAATATATCGCAGTAAAATATAGCAGGGTCAAAGACAGATCCTCTTGATTTTCCAATTCCAAATGCTAATGGTGACATACTAACTAGGGATAACGAAACTTCCTATCATACCAGCGTGTGATGGTACAGTGCATTGATATTGATAACTCGCTGGTGCATCGTGTGGTATTGTGAATATTTGTACTCCTGTCTGAGATCCACTAACGTATGTTCCTACACCTGTAGTTGTGTTTGTATATTGAATACGGAATGGATGTGAACCACCAGTAGAGTTCTCGAACATATATGTGAAACCTCTCATCAAGTAAAGAGTAGGATTTCCTACACTGTTTCTTTGTCCAGGCCCTGCAAAACTATATGAAGAAGAACCGTTTGCAGTGATATAATATCTAGTACAGAATCCTCTACCAGTTCCACTACCATCTATCAAGTCAGTAACAAAACTACCAGCAGTTACAATTCCAACAACATCTACAGTATCAAAAGTGCTATTTGCTGAAGCACCTCCAGCGATAGTAATTGTTTTTTCTGATCCAGTACCAGTTGCAACCACTCCACTTCCAACAAAGTTTAATGTAGTTGCGGATGTTGATAATGCACTACCCTCATCTTCAACAGTGATTCCACCAGCAGCTGCGTTTACAGTTACAGATCCACCTGATAGTGCAGTTACACTTAAGTTAGTTCCAAAATCTATTGTTCCAGCAGTTCCTACTAGACCACCACCATCTTTGACAATAATACCACTTCCAGAAGCAGTGATTCCTGTTAGTAAAGATCCATCACCACTAAACTTTGTTGCAGTAACTACTCCTGTGACTGCGGTATTGGTCTGGATTGCAACTTGACCAGCTTTTAAATTTAGGTCGCCGTTACTCTCTATAGTTGGATCGCCACTTGCTCCAACTATATTAAGATCCTTTACACCGAACGATTTTTCTGCCATTGCGCTAGTCTTTTTTAGTATTTATTAAGAGAATTTTATCTCAACTCCACCACTAAACTTTAAGTTAGGTGAGTTTGTGATTCTGATCTCAGGTTTTTTAGGTTCAGAAGGTGAACCAGTGGGAGCATCCCATATTACAACAGGACCTTGACCATACATTTGGACGGAATACATATCTTCCCATGCCTGTGTTGTTGCAGTGAAAGATGTAATGTTATCGCCATAATAAAATCTGTCAGGAGATTGAGCTCCACAGTTATTCTTTAACCAGTTTTTCACATCTCTCCAAGTCCAGTCTCTATTATATTGTAACTTGGTAGTAATCCATCCAGCACATGTAGGACATGCAGAACTAGTTCCACCAAAGTCAACATCATAAGGAACAAATCCTAGTCCAGTATATGTTTCTGGGTGAGGATATGTTAAGTCTGATGCTCTACCATCTGCTGTGAGTGTATCATCAGCAGCACCAAAACAGTCAATACTTGTTCCCATGTCACTATAACTGACTTTCTTTTCTTTATAGTCTGTGGTATTACCACCCAGTCCACTACTAATTATCGCATCATCTAATGCACCAATGTTGATGCAAGCATACTCAGTTCCAGCAGTGGATATTCCAGATGTAGTCTTACCCAGTGCCTGAGGCCACCCTCTTCTATTGACAGTGTTATAACATTGTAAACCAAATTCAAAATGAGTTGCAGATTGTAAGGAAACACTATCACCTTGAGAAGATGTAGACCAATAGTTATTAAAGTCAAGATCGCCAGGAGCAACTTGAGTTTGATTACTATTTCCAGCAGCAGCAATGAATATGACTCCCGCCTCCGCCAACTCATCACCAGCTGCGGTGACAGAACTGTCTATCATTTCACCTTTACATCTGCTACCATCACCATATGCACCTAGTAGATCAAAGAAAGCTGGTTCACTACCACTATCATATGATACACCAGTTACCGTTCCGTCTATTGATGATGGTCTATACCAATAATATCCAGTAGTATGAATACTACTTGACCTATATCCCCAACTATTACTTGATGTTGTGGGATTTTTTGTATCATTTTCTCTACCAGTTGTTACAGAATGTCTATCCCAGTTAGGTTTATACAAGTGGAATAGTTTCTGCACATCAAACTGACTTCCATTGATTCCAGCATTAGATCCACCGATACCATTGATAACCCATTTGTTGGCATTGTATGCTGATCCGTAGTTCTTACCAAATACTTGACCAGCACACTGAGTTCCATGATCAGAACTGTTAGTTGGTTTCGCAGTGTCACTACCATTACAACTTGCTCTTGTATAAGAACCACTGATACCACTTGTAGTTCCTATGGTAGAGAATCCTACTGATCTCTGACTTGCATCAGACCACCATGCTCTTGCAACAGAATCCACTGGAACTGTTGTACCATCCCAACGTTGAGTTAATCTATTGCCTGGATCTGCATTGAACCAATCTGGGTCAATATAATATGGACCATCAAGAACTACATCTAGAACACCACATGTGCCTGGTGTTGTAGATATACCACTCCATGTCAATGCGTTTCCTGTTGACCATCCTACAGGATCATCGTCAGTATGTACAAATTCTGGGTGTGCAATCCAGAAACCATCATCAGATACGATTGCATCTACGCCAGTTCCGTCACCTAATTGTTTTGGTTCTGTTTCTATTATTATATGATCAGATCCAGTCAGTCCAGTGGATGTTGCATCCCAAGGATTCTCTTTTTGTGTGTGTCTTAGTATCTGATATCCAGTTCTATTCTTATCTGATGCACCTATACCAGCTTGAGACGTAGGTGGTGTAGATGGTGCAGTATTCCATGCTCTATAGTTGGATACCGTCTTATCGAATCTACCAAATTTTCTTACACCAGCGAGAATATCTTTTGGATCTGGAGAATAGTTGCCTGGATATACGTCATAGTCAATACAAACCCACTGTACTTTCTCATGTTTTCTTAAATCCTCTGCTTCCGCATCAGTCAACATGTAGGTTGCTCTGGTATCACTATGTTCCTTCTTGTCAGGACATACTATTGATGGGTCTGGAATATTATCTTCCAGTGAACCATCTTTCTCTAGTTCTTCGTGAATGAATACCCAATCATCTTTGGTATAACATTTGATAGAGTATGCCTTCTTGTCGTCAGCTCCAGTTGGCTTGACAGCTAACCCTGTCCTATCAAGAGTGTTCGTACTAGTATGAATCATAATCCTTGAATTAAGGTCTTAACGAATCTATATGTTGTTAATCCAGATATTCCAGCCTCAGGTGTAAACTTAACTAACACGTTGGTACTACTTACCGTTGCAGCTATAGATACCTGTTGTTCTGGGGAGAACATGATAGCATATTCCTGTGAGTATGCTGTAACTCCATCGTGCATGACGAGAAGTTTTTGTGACTGTCTGTATGTTCCTACACCAACCATGAACGTGTACTCTGCACTTGAGTAACTAGCGATTGGGAATGAGTCTATTTGTTGTTCAACACCAGCAGATGCAGTGAATGTTCCAAATCCAGTAGTAGAAACTCCTCCACCACCACCTGTTGCAGTAATCGTGATAGTTGCATCGGTTCCAGATGCCGTTGCAGTCACACCAGATCCAACGAAGTTGATTGATGTTACACCTGATGCAACATTAGTTCCCTCTTCTTTGATGATAACACCACTAGCACCACCACCTGTGGGCGCAGATGGAACCCATGATGATCCATTCCATGTTAGTACATTGTTAAGACTTGGACCCGCACTGGAAACATTAGATAGATCACCTAAGTTTGAACCATTAATATTTGTTAGATATCCAGCACTTGCATGGTTGCCCCATGAATATGCGTTTTCGTATTGTGTGATATCAAGTGCAGTTATACTTGCTGCAGGGCCTGTAAATGGCACTGCTCCTGCCAAGTTGACAGTTGCAACTCCACCACCATATGTTACTGTACATGCGGCACCAATGAAGTTAACCGTTTGTGCAGTACCAACAGTAGATCCTTCCTCTTGGTATATCATACCAGAGATACCACTACCACCGCCACCACCTGATGCGGTGACTGTTACGACACCAGCAGATGCAGCAGATACGGATAGATTTGTACCAAAGTTAATAGTACCAATGGTTCCTACAAGTGTGCCATCGTCTCTTATTATGATACCAGTACCAGAGGCGGTAACACCAGTTATTCCAGAACCATCACCAATGAAACTAGATGCAGTTACTACACCAACAGTGAGGTTAGGAGTTCCAGTCAACCCCTGTGCTAGAGTTGCGACTCCAGCTACAGCTGTATATGTGACCCCGAGCCCAGTTATACCAGAACCATCTCCAGAGAATGATGCTGCAGTCATAACACCAACTCTATAGTTCTCAGTTCCTGTTCCTACAGTCCCATCAGTATTTTTATTGACAAGTTCCATCCAACCATTATTACTGAGGGATAGAGTATTTCCTTGTCCTGTATGGTAATGACACCAGTAGTATAGTGTATTAGGAGCAGCTGCAACTGGAGTCCACTCTATTCTACGAGTAGTAGCAGAACTAAATCCACTAACGTATCCAGCCATGTTGACGACAACATTATCTAACTTATAG